AAACAGCCGGATCGAATGTCTGCTGCAGATACGCCCCCAGCTGGGCAACCGTAGCCAGAGGCGTATCCGTCATCAGCTACTCGCTCTCGGGCGTCTCAGCGACAGTCGCCGCAACAGCGACCGTCTCGGGTGGGGAGGCGATCACTTTCACCTCAACCTCGGCCGGGATCTTCAGTCCGGTGACCTGCTCATAGTCGGATACATAATCTGTGGGCATGATGCCCTCCATTCGTTCGGCCCGGTGGCCGGTGCATGTCACACCGGCCACCTAGGGCATTTGCGGGTTACGCCGTGAGCGTTACGACGCCGAAGCCTGCCGGACGGTAGACGGCAAGCGCGAGGCGCTCTTCCGCCTTCAGCGTCAGCAGGTCGGACTGGAAGTTCGTTCCGTCCGAGTTCGTCATCTCGAGGGTGATGCCGTCGCGACGCCAGATCTGCGCCGACTGGGAGAAGTTGCCGACCAGGACGGTGCCCTGAGACACGGCCGTGGTGACGATGGCCTTGTAACCCCAGATGTCGACGAGGTTCGGCGTCGAGCTGTTGCCGTACGCGCCCGTGAACGGGCCACCACCGTAGTACTGCCCGTTGGAGTCCTTGCCGAGTCGGATCGTCTGCCAGTCCGTGGGGTGGATGACGATCGCGTCCGGCTCGATGAACGACACCGACCGCAGGGCCGTGATCTGGTTGAAGATGCCCTCCATCGCCTTCACGGCGGTGAGGCCCGCAGCGGTCACGACCGCAGTCGCCAGGCCGGTACGGTTCAGGATGCCCTGAAGATCCGGCGACGTCCCCGTGCCCGAGAGAAGCTGCTGCTCCTCCTTGCGCTGCAGACCGAACGTCATCCGGTTCTGCAGGAACGCCTGGAACTCCTGCGCGTCCTGGAACATCTCCTTCGTGATGACGGAGAGGTTCGCGATCTTGGACACGTTGTCCTGCCGGCGGGCGAGAGTGTCATCCAGCTGCGGGATGGCACCCTTCTCGGCCACGGTCCCGGTGAGGTCCTGGAACGCGGACTCAATCACGTACGTGACTGCGGCGTTCGAAGTCGTGCCGGACGGGATGAGGTCCGCGATGTGCAGCGGCTGGAACAGCAGCGGCACAACACCGGGCAGGAACTGCGGGGTGAGCAGCTGACCGGCAAGACCAGCACCGCCCGAGTACGCGGGGATGATTCCCTCGTTGATCGTGGTCGCTGCCTTGATCTCGACCGAGACACCCTTCGACTGTCCGGCGATCATCGACTTGTAGCCGGCCGACTCGATCACCTGGGTGCCGATCGACTTCACGCCAACCTGCTCGACCTCCTTGGCCTTCGCCTCGGGTGCCGACTCAGCACCGGCCATCAGACGCCCTGCGGCCTCCGCGATGGCGATGGTGTCGGAGTGCTGCTTCAGTTCCACCTCGTACTGGTCGAGGCGGGACTTCTTCTCAGCCTGGGTCAGGGTGGTGTCGCTGACGACCACCTGTGCCTTCGTGCCAAGCTCGGCCATGGCCCGCTTGGCAGCAATAACGTCACTCATGTGAGTGCTCCTTCTGGTTTTTGGGCACAAAAAAAGCACCCATCGGGTGCTTGCTTTCAGTGCCGGGAAAGGGTTTCAGAGATACTGCGCGGTGACCATCTGCATCGCTCTCGCGCGCAGTTCGATGTCCGTTACTGCATCCGAGTCAGCATCCACGGCGGCCACAGTCTTGGTGGCGGCAGCGGGCGACGACTTACCGTCAGCGGCTGCGGGCACCTCGGTGGTGGTCGCGGGTTCAGCATCTTCATCCGGGTCGGGAATCCCGGCCGCGTCCATCAGCTCGTCGATCGCCGTATCGGCGGCCTGTACGAGAGCTATCGCCTGCTGCACCTCAGCAGGAAGAGTCGTCACGTCCACCGACGCGAACAGGTCGATCGCTTCATCGATCGCCGCATCACACGCCTGGATCAGTGCGACCGGGTCGGTGGCGTCCTCAGTGTCAGCATCCTTCACGCCGATCGTGAACGCCTTCGCCACGGTGGCACAATCGGCACCCAACGCGGCCGTCGTGTCATGAATCGACTGGATCTGTTTCGCATCCGCCGCCGAGTTACGCGCGCCGGATTTGAGCGCCTTGGAACTGAGCACGAGCGCCTCCCGGTTCGATGGAATCGCGACGAACGCGCCGTTCAACAGTTCGCGCTGCGACACGGTCACGCCGTCCTTCTGGGTCTTCTCTGTCAGGAACGCGACAGACGTGGTCTTGATATGGCCCTCGGTCACCTTGGACCGGGTATCCTGACCGAGTTCGCCGCTCCAATACTTGCCATCGACGATCACCGCCCCCGTGGGTGCCTCGGGCACCTGTCCGGCGTCGTTGATGTACGGCCGCCCGGAACCAATGGTTCCGCGGACGCTCATCTCATGGTCGATGTCGAAGGTGATGTGATCAGGCAGCGGCAGCTTCCACTCACCCGGGAGCAGCGTGTCACCGTCGCGATCCTTCGTCGGCGCCGACAGAATCACCCGGAAGGATCCGGGGAACTCATCGTCGGTGTTCGTGATCGTCGCGTCTTTTCGAATGACGTTCATGGTTACCCTTCCAGGCTGAAATCGAGTGAGCAATTGCATCCGGCGACTTCATCGACGCCGCCCGAGAAGTCCCCAGGCCCGTCCATGCCGTTCGAGAACAGTTCCCCAAGCGGGACCGTCTCGCCGTCCATCTCGGAGTGCAGCGACCGCGGGTTACCACCGGTCACCCACGTTTTCGTGCGGGCGTTCGACAGTCGCGCAGCAACCAGTGAGGCAAGCCCGGCAACCATCGCCACACGAGATGCCGAAATCTGGCCAGCACGCGCCGACACCTCACCGTCGAACACGCCCCCGATGGTGTCCTCAGGAGACGCGTTCGGGTCGTCCTGCGCCTCCAACGCGGCAGCGATCTCGTCCGCCGTGGTCTGGTTGATCTTCTTCGCCGTGGCTTCAGAGTTCGACTTCAGATAAGCGGCAATCGAATCCGCCGACCATATGCCGCCGAGTTCAGCTGCGACCTTCTTCCCGATCGCTTCCGCCGTCGCCGCCGACAACGTATGCAACAGCGACGACAGGTCGCCATCCCACTGGGACGGATCAAAACTCGACCCCGTAGCAGCCTTCTGGGCGGCGAAGAACTTCGTCAACTGCTTGACGTGCTCAGCCTTCAGAGTGTCGCGGATCGCAGCCTTAGAGGCTTTGACCCGCCCAGCTTTTCCCATGACATCACGCCACAAAGCTTTAGCCCCATCCGACGTCGAGTCATCCGGTTTCGCACCCGCGGCCTGAGCAGCCGCATCAGCAGCATCCGCAGCGGTCGAGCTCGCTTCCCCCACCAAAGTCGGGTCAGGAGTTGCCGCCTCAGTGATAGACACGCGCTGCGCAGGCGTACCCAACGGCACCAAAGCCGCGTTCGCGTAAATCTTGTCCATCTCCGGGTCATCCGATTTCGGCAGACCAACAAGCTCGAGCGACTGGTTGCCGGTGAAGATACCCGACTGACGCAGCGTGACCGCCTTGTCAGCACGAGTCTCGAAGTCACCGCGGAGCACTTCGGTCATGTCGAACTCGGTTTCCCGAATCGACTGCAAACCGAACTCCGGTAGCAGCGAGAAGTCGATCACCGACTCAACATCCTCAAGCCGTGGGCTCATGGTGTCGCGGTACATCGACCGCATTTGCTCGGTGATGTTCGAGAACGTCGCATGGTCGAGGATGTGCACCACGGGCGGGGGCACGTCGTAGACCATGCACGCCTCTTGCAGGTTCATCTTCCGCGACTCGATGTACTGCATCTCTTCGAGGTTGAGCTGCGTAACCGTCGCGGTCATGCCCTCCTGCAGCACAGCAGAGCCGCCCATGTTGTCAGCGCCGGCCTGCTTCGCGTCGAACTTCGCCTTGATACGATCCATCGCATCCTGCGACAGTTCACCGGGATGGGTGAGAATCACAGACGGGCGGGCGCCACGCAGCCACCAGGACGCGTTGGCGCGTCTAGCGGCATCCTCGTTCAAAAGAGTCGAGTTCAACGCCTCAAGACGCGACAGGCCCCGCATGAGGTTGTCGGGGTTGTAGCGCAGGAACGCGACCACGTCGGCGGCCGGCGCGATGAGGATCCCAGCAGAGGCAACGCCGAGCGTGAAAATGTATTCGACAGAGCCGTCTTCTTTGCGGTGCACAGCAACCCGGGAAGGATGCATGGGCAGCAGATTCACAACACGCCCCGTCTCCGGGTCCCGCTGCTTGTACCAGAACGCCTCACCGTAGATCTCGTACGTCGAGAACGTCCACCGCCAAAACGACATCGGAGACATCTCCGTCGTCGGCTTCGCCATCAGCTTCGAGAACGCCGACGACGTGTCCTGGGTCCGACCCGACGTGTCAGTGGTGTCCCAAACCTTCACCGTCAGACGGGCCGCAGAGTTCGCGATCTTATCCACCAGAGTCGCCACAGACGGCTGCTTCTTGTAGATCGCCGCATACACCGCGAACTGGTTGCTGAGAGTAAGGCCCTGCTCCGGATAGAAGTACCCGTTCGACAGGAACGGGACAGTTTCCGCGAGCGCCTGAGGGGCAAAATCGAGCGCGGCTCCCCGAGAAACGATCATGCTGTCCCTCCGGGTCGTTGCAGGTAAGCCACCTCAATGCGCGGCAAATACAGGTCACCGTCGACAGGGACACGGGAGCGCTTCGGATCGATCAGGAAACCGTCGACCAGATGGATCGTCTTCGCGTCCGCGTCCATCAGGATGCCCTCGAACGATTCCCCACCATGCAGGGTGACGACGAACCGCTCCCGCAGAGTGCGGCGGATGATACGGTCACGACCGGCCATGACGACCCCCTCTAGATAGTGGCGTCTTCACGCTCGTAGACACTGACCTTCTTCGGCTCAAGAGCCAGCACCAAAGACATGGCGTTGATCGCGGCGGCGATCGCGTCGATCTTGTCGCCGGCGCGCGCCTTGTCCGGTTTCACGTTCCCGGCCGCGTCCATCGCTACAGCGAAGTTGTCGGCCTGCCACCGCACCGCCGGGTTACCGCCGTGACGGAACATCGGCTTCCCGACCGTCCCCGAAAGGAGGATCTTCTGCAGTTCCTTCGTCGGCGCCGACAACGTCACAAGCCCCTGCCGGGTTTTCACCATCGGAGCACCATCACCGACGAGGTCGTTGACCAGCTGCGACGAGTTCCACGGGTCATACGCGATGCCGCGAACGTCGAACCTCTCCCG